GTCTGCTGTTGATGGTGCTATCTACGCTAATGAGATAAGAGAAGCACAAGAAGAAGGTCGAGTATGTAACGTACCTTATGACCCTGAGCTTAAAGTTCATGTGGTTATGGACTTAGGTTGGAATGACTCTATGTCAATTATCCTATGTCAAAAAGGTGTGTCAGATGTTCGTATTATTAAATACATAGAAGATGACCACAGAACACTTGACAGTTATTCTGCTGAACTAAAGAACTTACCTTATAATTGGGGTCAAATGTATCTACCCCATGATGGTCAATCTAAAGACTTTAAACATGGTATATCAGCAGAAGATATAATGAATAGAAATGGTTGGGATGTTCGCATTGTGCCAAGACTAGATGTTGAGTCTGGTATTAAGGTTAGTCGTATGAACTTCCATCGTATATACTTTGATAAATCTACAAGTCGTTTAATCGACTGTTTAAAACATTACAGACGAAGTATCAGTCCATCTACTAACGAACCTGGTTCACCAGTTCACGATGAGTATTCACATGGAGCAGATGCTTTTAGGTATTTGAACGTATCTTTAGACAAAATGACCAATGAAACATGGGGAAGTCAAGAGATACATTATTCTAATTTAGGAATTGTTTAATGGCACAACAAAATTCAATGACCGATGAAGAAATATTGCATCAGATAGTTAATGAGGAAAATATTGCTTACGGTATAAATGACTCACAACTATCAGCAGAACGTGCAGAAGCTATCCAATATTATCTTGGTGAGCCTTTTGGTAACGAAGTCGATGGTCGTTCACAGGTTGTATCTTATGATGTACAAGACACGATTGAATCTGCATTACCACAATTACTAAAGGTATTTGTATCTGGTGATGAAGTTGTAAGGTTTGAGCCAAAGAACCCTGAAGATGTAGCTGCAGCCGACCAAGAAACAGATTACGTTAATCACATTGTAATGGATAAGAACAATGGGTTTGAAATCTTTTATGTATGGATGAAAGATGCTCTGTTATCTAAGAATGGTTATGTAAAAGCGTATTACGAAGAATACGAAGAATACGAGGAAGAAGAATATAGAGGTCTAACCGATGGTCAACTAGACATGTTGGCACAAGATGACAACATTGAAATACTAGAGCATGACGCATATCCTGATCCGTCTGTTGAGCCAATGCCTATCACACCTCAGATGGCAACACCATTAGATGTTAATGTAGAAGATGGCACAATCTCTACTGAACAACAAATGGCTCAAGCATTTATGCAACCTATGTTGCATGACGTTAAGATTAAAGTCAGAGAAATGTCAGGTGAAATCTGCATTAAAAACGTATCGCCTGAAAACATCATGGTATCTGTTGACTGTACAGGTACAGACTTAAATACAGCACGTTTTGTGCAACATCGTGAGCTACAAGACCCAGCAGAAGTCGCAGAACAATTTGACATGGACTTATCAGAAGTCGAAGAAATTATGAACGCAGATAATGATGCGTTTGAATTAGAGGCTAATGCTCGTGATATTTACCAAGAACAATACGACAGAGCTGTAACTGATGGCAAGATATTAGTTCGTGATACATACTTTATGGTCGATGGTGAACGCAAACGCTATGTGATTATTGGCAACCAAATCATCTATCAAGAAGAAACTTGTGACCATGTACCATTTGCTTGTATTACACCTATGATTATGCCACACAGACACATTGGTCGTTCATACACAGATTTAACTCGTGACATTCAGTTAATCAAATCTACATTGATTCGTGGTCAGTTAGATAATATGTATTTGGCTAACAATGGTCGCTATGCGGTGTCTGACCGTGTTAATTTAGATGATATGCTAACCTCTCGACCAGGTGGTATTGTTCGTGTACAAGGTGAGCCAGGTTCTGCTGTATTACCTTTATCTCATGCACCATTCCCTCCAACCTCATTCACGATGGTTGAATACATGGATAGCATGAAAGAGAAACGCACAGGTGTGACTGCATACAACCAAGGGTTAGATAGCAACTCACTTAACAAAACAGCAACAGGTGTGCAACAGATTATGTCTGCAGCACAACAGCGTTTAGAATTAGTCGCTAGAACATTTGCAGAAACAGGTATCAAAGACTTATTCTTACTTGTACATCGCCTAGTTCGTCAGAATGTAACTAAACCTGACATTGTAAGACTACGCAACCAATGGGTTGAGATTGACCCTCGTGAGTGGAAGAATCGTAAAGACTTATCTATCTCTGTTGGTTTAGGTGCAGGTAATAAAGACCAACAAATGTTCCACCTTACAAACATTCTACAAATGCAAAAAGAAGCATTACAAGCTGGTCTTACTGATCCTAGCAAGATATACAATGCGTTGGCTAAACTTACACAGAACGCAGGATTTAAAAACCCAGAAGAATTTTGGAATGACCCTGCTAATCAAACGCAACCACAACAAGCTATGCCAAGTCCACAAGAACAGCTTATCCAAGGACAATTACAAATTGAGCAAACAAAAGCTCAAGCAGATATGCAGTTGGAGGCACAGAAAAATCAAGCTGATATGGAACAAGAGCAATTACGTTCACGCAATGATATACTCATAGAACGTGAGAAGATTGCATCACAGGCTGAGCTAGAAAGATTTAAAGCACAACTAAAAGCCGAAACAGACTTAGCAATCGCTAACATAAAGGCACAGTATGGCGGATAAGATATTAGCAGAAATTAAACGTGGTGATGATGCTAAAAAGATATTAGAGAATAAAGTCTATATCGAAGCATTTGAAACCGTAAAGAACAACATCATTGATGCAATGAATACAAGTCCATTAGGTGATGATAAGACACACAATCGCCTAGTCATTGCTCTACAAACCTTGTCACAGATTGAGAAAGCACTTACTGACGTTATGCAAACAGGTAAGATGGCTAAAATCCAAGTGGAAGATAAAAGGTTTAGAGTATTCGGATAAAGAATTTAGACATTAGTCTATCTGGGTGCTAGTACCTAACTAGCAAATAAAAAGGAAATATTATGAGTGACCAACCAACTATGGAGTCACCACAAAGTCGTTTAGAAGCGATGCTTGGTGACATATCTAACGAACCACCTAGAGTGGAAGAAGATGAACCACAAGAGGAACAGGAAGAATTATCTGCCGAACCTGAATTAGAAGGTGAGGATATAGAAGATGAGGAAACCGAAGATGACGAGCCAGATGCCGAGGCTGACGAAGAAGAAGATTCTGATGAGGAACAAACTGCTGAAGTCGTTAAGCTAAAAGTAAATGGTGAGGAAGTCGAGAAATCTCTTGACGAAGTCGTGGCATTAGCCCAACAAGGACTTGACTACACTCAAAAGACACAACAGGTTGCAGAGCAACGGAAAGAATTAGAAGCACTACAAGAACAACTTAATGGTGCAACTAAGCAATTTCAAGAGCAACAGCAACTGAATAGTATGTTAATTGAAGATGTAGCGAAGATCACAGCACTAGACCAACAACTAGCACAGTATCAAGACGTGGACTGGCAAAAGTTGTCTGATAGTGATTTTGTGGAGGCACAAAAACTTTTCTTCCAATATAATCAGCTACAACAAGAACGTAGCGGTGCGGTTTCACAGTTTGAATCCAAACGGCAAGAAGCATTGACTAAACAGCAACAACTGGTTGCAGAACAAGTAAGGAAAGGTAAAGAACAACTAGCTAAGGAAATACCTAATTGGAGTCAGCAGACCACCCAAGAAGTTATCTCTACAGGCAAAGAATATGGCTTTACTGACGCTGAACTAAACTCAATCATTGACCCTAGACACGTTAAGGTGTTGCACGATGCTATGCAATGGAGAAAACTAAAATCTAAGGATTCGGTAACGAAGAAAAAGGTCGCAAGTGCCAAACCTGTTGTGAAGCCAGGTTCAAAAGACCAAAAACAGGTTGCTACTGCAAGTGCTAAAAAGATGCGTGACCAATTACGCAAAACTGGTAGCTCAGAGGTAGCAAGTAAATTAATCGAAAATCTATTATAGAGGTAAATTATTATGGCAGTTTCAGCTACCAATAGTTATACTGGTGCAGGTATTGCTGAGGACTTCGAGAATATTATTTATGATATTTCCCCAGAAGATACACCATTGTTATCAATGGCTAAAAAAACTTCAGCAGGTCAAACCTACCACCAATGGCAAACAGACGCATTAGCAGCAGCCGCAGCTAACCGTCAAGTTGAAGGCGATGACGCATCATATGCGACACTCGCAGCAACAACTGTGTTAGGTAACTACACACAGATTTCACGCAAAACAGTTCAAATTTCTAACACTTTCGATGTTGTACGCAAGTACGGTCGTAAGTCAGAAGTTGCTTATCAGTTAATGAAAGCTGGTAAAGAACTTAAACGTGACATGGAACACGCATTAGTGCGTAACCAAGCATCATCAGCAGGTGGTGCAGGTACAGCTAGATCATCAGCAGGTATGGAGTCTTGGATTGCTGGTAACAGCATCAAAGCTACTGCAGCTTCAACAGCAACTACACCAGGTTTCTCTGGCGGTACAGTTGTAGCTCCTACTGACGGTACAGCAGGTACATTTATCGAAGCTGACTTAAAATCTGCTTTAGAAGCAGCTTGGGTTGATGGTGGTGAGCCAACAACTATTTTAATGTCATCTGCAAACAAAAAACTTTTCTCAGCATTTGCAGGTATTGCAGAGAAACGTCATATGGTAAATGGCACTAACGAAGCTATTATCACCGCAGCAGCAGACGTTTACGTTTCTGACTACGGTAATCACACAGTAAAACTTGATCGCTTTATGCGTGACGAGGCTGTTCTTTGTATTGACCCTGGTTATGTTGGTGTTGCATCACTACGACCAATCACTAAAGAAGAACTAGCAAAAACTGGTGATTCTACCAAGTACATGATGACAGCAGAGTATTGCTTGGTTGTAAACAACCCAGATGCTCATGCTAAAGTACAAGGTGTTGGCGCATAATTAATTATGTGCTATCATTTTTTTATAGGGGATTGCAGCCCTCTATAGAGAACGCAGTTTAGGGAGGGGGGAGTAATCCCCCTTTCTTTTATATTATGCCTATATTATTTGATAAAGACCCAGTAACAGGAGTTATACAATATTACGATTACGATGCTAGTAAAGACGAGCATCTGATTACTTCTGTGCAAGATACCACAGCACTCATCGACCAATTAAAGAAAATTAGGAATGGTGAGGAAGCATGGCAAAAAGGTGTTAAAGAGTCGTGGGTACATTATGCTAGTATCCCTCCAGTTGTAGAAATGGAACTCAAGAAAAAAGGTATCGACCTTTACAATAAACACCAAACAAAAGAATTACTAAAAGAAATTAATATTAATTATCCTTGGCTAAAAACAACAAATAAAAAGCATGGATAAACAAGAACTCCAAAGAGTAGAGTTAGCAATACATGATTTAATCAATCGTGAGCAATACGATACAGCAATACCTCTGATTAACGAGGTATTAGAACATTACCCAAACGATGCAGCAGCTTTAAATTTCCTAGGATATATATGGTTACAAGCTGATAAACCTGCATTTGCATATCAATATTTTAGACGAGCAGTACAAGAATCGCCTGATAACAAAGCGTTATGGACATCGCTTGGTCGAGCTTGTCACGATATGGATATGTTTGAAGAAGCTATTAAATACTTCTTAAAGTCAGCAGAGATTGACCCTAGTTATGCACTAGCCTACAGTAACGCAGGTGCATCATTTGTGCAAATGTCTGAATGGAAAAATGCTGAAGAAGTATGTAAGTTAGCACTAGAGTCTGACCCTAACGATGTACATGCACAATTAAACTTGTGTCATGCTTATCTAGCACAAGCAAAATGGGAAGATGGTTGGAAACAATGGGGTAAATCATTAGGTGGTAAGTATCGTAAAGAATGGCATTACCATGATGAAAGCAGATGGGAAAAACAACCTGATAAAAACATTGTGATTTATGGTGAACAAGGTTTAGGCGATGAAATATTTTATGGTAATTGTATTCCTGATGCTATTGATATTAGCAAACAAGTTTACATTGATTGTGACCCTAAACTCGAAGGACTGTTCAGAAGAAGTTTCCCAAGAGCCGAGGTACACGGTACACGCAAAGAAGAACATCCAGAGTGGATTGCTGATAAACAGTTTGACCATAGATGTGCCATTGGCGGATTGCCAGAGTTCTTTAGGTTAGATAGTAAGACATTTCCTAGGAAACCTTATTTAGAAGCTGATCCACAACGTAGAATCATGTGGAAAGCATTGTTTGATTCATGGGGTAAAACAGTTATTGGTTTAACTACGCATGGTGGTGGTCGTAGAACTAATGATAAAGGCAGAGAGATAACCCAAGAAGATTTAGAGCCACTATTAAAACAAGATTACAAGTTTGTATCACTAGATTACAGACCAGATAAACGATTAGAAGGTGTTGAATACTTTCCATTTGCTACACAGTCTGACGATTATGATGATACAGCAGCATTAATTGCTGAACTTGATATGGTAATTGGTGTCAATACAACAGCACAGCATTGTGCAAGTGCATTAGGTGTTAAAACTATCTGTTTAGTACCTAAATGGCATCAATGGCGATACGCACAACCTGGTATGCCTTGGTATCGACATATGAGATTAGTCTATCAAGACAATAAAACATGGAAACAAGTCATTGAGCAACTTAATATCTGACGAATACAGAGAAATGCAACGTGAATTGCATGAGAACCCTAATTACGGAGTCGCATCATTACAATTTGCATCTATTGTTGACGATATTATTACTCAATTTAAAATAAACGATTTACTCGACTATGGTGCAGGTAAACTTCGGTTAAAAGAGGCATTAAAAACCGAAGTAAATTACAAAGCATATGAACCTAGCAATCCATTATATGCAGATGAGCCTGAACCATGTGAGTTTGTGACCTGTATAGATGTTTTAGAACATATTGAGCCTGAGTTATTAGACAATGTGCTTGATGATTTAAAAAGAGTAACAGACAAGTATGGTTTTTTTACAATACATACTGGTGCAGCAGTAAAAACACTTCCAGATGGCAGAAATGCACATCTAATACAGCAACCATTTGACTGGTGGCAACCCAAAATCAAAGAAAGATTTGAAATTATAAGACAAGTAACCATGCCCAATGGTTACATGGTATTCGTTAAAAAAGGATAATAAATGGCTTTCACTAATTACACAGCATTTGTGACTGTGGTGAAGAACTATTTAGCCAGAACAGACCTAGATTCTGTTATACCTGACTTTATAGAACTCGCACAAGAACGATTATCTCGTGATCTACGAGTGCAAGAAATGCTAAAAGTGGCAACTGCATCGACAACATCTGGTGATGCTACGATTGCGTTTCCTACTGATTTTTTGCAGTTAAGAGATTTGCATATACAAGGAAATCCTGTTTATCAATTAGAATTTCAAACACCAGACAAGTTTTTTAGAAACCAATTAACACATACTTCAGGTATTCCGAAGTATTTTACACTATTGGCATCCGAGTTTCAGTTCGCACCAACTCCTGATAGTTCACGAACTGTTCAGATGCTCTATTATGCTAAACCAGACTTTATAGACACATCAACTGCCTCTAATATCTATTTAGCATATTTTCCAGATGCTTTACTGTATGCAACTCTAGCAGAAGCTGAACCCTACTTGATGAATGATGAAAGAGTCGCTGTATGGGGCAGTTTATATGACAGAGCATTAGCAAACATTAAAGCAAATGATAAGGGTGCTACCTTCTCAGGTGCTTCATTAAACGTAACAACAAGATAAGGAAAATTTATTATGTCAGAAATGTCAAGTTATTTAGAAGATGCTTTATTAAAAGCAACGCTTCTTAATACAGCTTTTACAACAGTAGCAACACCGTATATTTCATTACACACAGCAGACCCAACAGATGCTGGTACAGGTGCAGAAGTGTCAGGTGGTTCTTACGCAAGACAATCTGCTTCTTTTGGAACTCCCTCTGTAGTAGGTTCTTCATACAGAGCAGATACTGATGCCGATGTTACATTCCCTACTGCAACTGCATCATGGGGTACTGTAACGCATATTGGGATTTGGAATGCAGCTTCTGGTGGTCAACTTTTGTATCATACTCCATTAGACAGTTCTAAAACTATTGATAGTGGTGATATATTTAAAATCACAACAGGCAATTTAACTGTTGCATTAGCATAAGGATAAGTCATGGCACTTGTCGTAAAAGATAGAGTCAAAGAAACGACTACGACTACTGGGACAGGTACAGTTACCCTTGCAGGTGCGTCTACTGGCTTCCAATCGTTTTCTGTAATCGGTGATGGAAATACAACTTTCTACACACTCGTATCAGGTAATGATTGGGAAGTAGGTATAGGCACATACACAGCAAGTGGTACTACTTTGTCTAGAGATACTGTATTAGAATCTAGCAATAGTGGTAGTGCCATTACCTTATCTGGCACATCAGATGTATTCTGTACTTACGCTGCAGAAAAGTCTGTACACCAAGATGCTAATAATACAGGTTTCGCACCACAGTTAAGTGCTACTAATGGTTTATTTGTCAACAACGCAACCGTAGGTTCTAACTACACTATCCCTACAGGCTACAATGCGTTATCTGCTGGTCCAGTTACTATTTCTAGTGGTGTATCTGTAACTGTTCCGTCAACTTCTAAATGGGTGGTCGTATAATGGCATCAACAATTAATTCAAGCACAAGTAATGGTATTGTCATTACCCCTGATACAAGTGGTGAAATAGAACTACAAGCTAATGGTGTAACCAAAGCTAAAGTCACAGCAAATGGTCTACAAGATGCTAATGGTAATTCTCTTCGTGGTGGTATGTATCGTAACCTTATTATTAATGGTGATATGCAAATTGCACAGAGGGGGACAAGTTCTGCTGGTGAAGGAGCTACCGAAGGTTTTAAAACAGTCGATAGATGGAATTATACTACTGGTGGAACAGCAACTGATGGTAGATTTACTTTAACCCAAGATACAGCTGATGCTCCTAAAGATAAAGGGTTTGGATATTGTACTAAATTTGATTGCACAACCGCAGATACATCAATAGCTGCTGGAGAAGGTCTTATTTGGAGAACTAAACTTGAAGGACAAACACTTCAAGCTATTAAAAAAGGAACAGCTAGTGCAGAACAAATTACATTAAGTTTTTGGGCAAAAGGAACAGCAGCAACTTATGCTGTTGAATTGCATGATGAAGATAATAATAGACATAATACACAAAAATTTACAATTACTTCAAGTTGGCAAAAATTTACATTAACTTTTGCCGCAGATACAACAGGAACATTTAATAACGATAATGGTGCAAGTTTAGGAATTAATTTTTGGTTACATGCTGGTTCTAATTATACAAGTGGAACTTTTACATCAAACACTTGGGCTACAAGAACTTTAACTAATATTGCTGTAGGTATAGATTCATTCTATAGTAGCACTGCTAATGAATTCTTTCTAACTGGAGTTCAATTAGAAGTCGGTGAAGGTGCTAGTGACTTTGAGTTTTTACCTTATGATGTGCAGTTGCAGAGATGTCAGAGATATTATTATAAAATAACATCAACAGGTAGTACTTATATTGGAATAGGAGCAAATCAATGGAGCACATTTTGCACTATGACTTTTCCTTTTCCAGTTCCTATGAGAGCCTCTCCTACAGCGACATTAAGTTCGTGTAATATTACAAATAATGCTTCAGCAAGAACAGCATCTTTAGGTGGTAATTATAGTTCGTCACAAATAGGAGCATATAATATAAATTATTCTGGTTCAGCTTTTTCAGCAGATATAGCTTTAACTTTATATGCAACAAGCTCAAGCGGATATATGGATTGGAGTGCAGAATTATGAGTTATAAATTATGTGTAGCTCACCCAATAATAGGTGAAGCTCGTTCAGTTATTAGATTATCAGATGGTGCAAGTATTCCATTTGACGAAGATAACACAGATTACCAAGAATATCTAAAATGGGTTGCCGAAGGCAATACCCCTGAACCAGCAGATGAGGTAACAGAATGAGCGTAACAATTAATGGCATAGGCTTCGTAGAAAACAGTATCACACTGGATACTGACTACACACTAGCAGACAATCGTAATGCTATGACTGCTGGTCCTGTAACTGTAGCAGATGGTATCACTATTACAATCGGTGATGGTTCTACATGGAGTGTCGTATAATGGTGACTTCAATTAAGGGAAATGATACCAGTACATTTGGTGGGAATATAGATGTTACAGGTAATGTGGTAACAGATGCACCAGCGTTTAGTGCTTATTTACCATCTCCTACAACAGGCATTTCAAGCAATGTTTGGACTAAAATACAAATTTCAACAGAAAATTTTGATACTAATAATTGTTATGATGTTAGCAGCTATAGATTTACACCTACGGTTGCTGGATATTACCAAATAAATGGAAAGCTATTAATTGCTGGAACAACACACACTTATGGGTTTGTAGGAATTTATAAAAATGGTTCTAGAATTAGCGAGGGTAGTTATATTGCTGTATCAGCAAGCGAATCTGGTCCTAATGTTTCTGATTTAATATACTTAAATGGAACAACTGATTATGTTGAGTTATATGGAATGGCAATTACAACAGGTGGCACTGCAACATTTTATGGAAATTCACCAATACAAACAATATTTAGTGCATATCTAGCGAGGGCAGTATGAGTACAGTAAAATCAAAGAAACTACAAGTCGGAACAGATGCTACTGCATCTAATAACTTTACCATCTATCAACCAGCAACACCTGATGGAACATTAAGGATTGGTGTCGGTAATGCAGATAGTCCTACAGAGGTAGGTAGATTTAATAGCAATGGATATGTAGCAACTAATGCTCCAGCGTTTAGTGCTTACTCAAATTCAACAGCAAGTGTTTCAACTGCTACATGGACAAAAGTTCCAGTTAATGTAGAAGAATTTGACACCAATGCTAATTATGATAATGCTACTAACTATAGATTTACTCCAACAGTTGAAGGATACTATCAAATTAATGGTCAAGTAAATATATCTAGTTCAACCACAACTAGATTATTATGTGCTATTAGGAAAAATGGTTCTGAATTTAGATTAGGTACAGATTTAGCAACAATAGGAAATAGAGTAAATGTATCTTCTTTAATATATATGAATGGTACAACAGATTATGTAGAATTATGGGTATTTGTTACAGGAACAAGTTTAACATTTACAGGTTCTGGACAATCAGATAAATATTTTAATGGTTACCTAGCGAGGGCAGTATAATTTAACAAGGACATAACATGACATTATATGAAAAAATTAAACAATTAAAACCAGAACTAACAGATGCAGACTTTGCACCTGAAGGTACAATCATGCTTCAGAATGATAGTGATGGTAAAGGTGACTACATAAAATCTTGGGAACACCCAACGTTTACCAAGCCAACTCAAGAGCAGTTAGATGCAATTAACTAAAGAATATTTACATACTTTATTTGAGTATAAAGATGGAAATTTATACTGGAAAACAAACAAAACAACTCGTAATCTTATTGGTAAGAAAGTTGGAACTCCAACTAGCGGTGGATATTTAAATGTAATGGTTGATGGTATAAATTACAGAATACATAGATTAATTTACATGATGCACTATGGAGAATTTCCTGATGTTGTTGACCATATAGATGGAAATAGAACAAATAATAAAATTGAAAATTTACGACAAGCAACAGTAAGTCAAAACAATTTTAATACTAAAATGAGAATTGATAACTCATCTGGATACAAAAATATTTCTTGGAGTAAGGATAGAAATAAATGGGTTGTAAGAATTCAAGCAAATAAAAAATTACATCAATGGTATGTAAAAGATTTAGAGCTTGCTGAGTTAGTTGCAATAGAAGCAAGAGATAAATATCACAAACAATTTTCGAATCACGGAGTTTCATAATGACTGTAAGCGTAAAAGCACCTACCAGTACCACAGGCTCTATCCAGTTAAATGGAAGTGATGTACTGACTATTGATAGTAGTGGTAATGTTACTGCTCCTAATAAACTTATATCTACAGGTCATGTATTACAAGTAGTATCTACATCTCCAAATCAAGGTGGTAGTGCATTTAGTACATCAAGCACAAGTTTTATAGATTCTGGTTTTTCACTGTCAATTACACCATCTAGCACTTCTAGTAAAATATTAGTTATTGCCAATGGCGCAATGACACAAACATTAACAGGTGGAACTGGCTGTTTAGCTACTATATATAGAGGAGCAACTAATCTTGCTAATGGTGCGACTAATGGTTTTGCTTATTATGAAAACTCAACAAGCTCTGGATTTCAATGGGTAAGTGGAACAATGGTAACATTAGATTCACCCTCAACTACTAGCTCAACAACTTATAAAATATATGTAAGAGCAGTTAATAATGGTGCTGGTGCTGGTACTGCATATTATAGTATTAATTATGCTGGAAACGGAATTACACTTATGGAGATTGCTGGATAATGAATAAACACGAAGCAATATATAAACTATATCCTAATATTGTTACTATTCGTGGTGATGTAGCTTACGATGCTGATGGCAACGAAGTAACTTATGATAATGATGCTGTAACCGTTGAAATAAATGCAAATGCTTATAAAGAACAACGAGCTTCTGAGTATCCACCATTATCAGAACAACTAGACTACATCTATCACAATGGTATAGAAGCATGGAAAACAAATATGATACAACCTGTTAAAGACAAGTATCCTAAACCTACGGAGTAATATATGAGTTCAATAGTTATACAGGGCGATACCTCTGGAAGCATAACAGTAGAAGCACCTAGCGTTGCGGGTACTCATACCTTAACACTACCTAAAGCTACAGGTAACATAGCTACAGATGCTACTGTTGGGTTAGGTACGAAGAACCTTATTATCAATGGTGATATGAGAATAGACCAGAGGAATGCTGGAGCAAGTCTAACCGTAAATACTGCTGCTGTTGTTTATTCGGTTGATAGACTGTTTACATATGGACAAGCAAGTGATGGTGTTTTTACAGTGCAACAAGTTACTGACGCACCTTCTGGTTTTATTAATTCTGTAAAAGCAACGGTTACTACTGCTG